TGAAACACTGCACTGATGCCAAACGCAACAAAGCTGCCCAGCATAGCAGCAAAGAGGCCGCTCCATACAAATGCTAGACTTTGAAATACCATATGGGCCGCCATAGGGTCTAGATTCTTTAGTAGTGAGTTTTCGATAGTCATTACGCTATCCCACATCTCTCTAGGCATAGCAATTACAGTCTTCACTGTGGTAACTATGCCTACTGGCTTTGCTTTTCTGTTCATTGTGTGTTCCTCTGTATGTTGTATGTATAATATATAGCATACAAATAGACCAAAGTCTACTTATATAGGTGCGTTAAAGTGTAGCAGATACTTACAGTTTCAGAGTGGTGCGTTTTGTATCCCACTATTTGTAACCCAATGTCCTAATCCTAGTTTAACGGGCACATTCTCTTACCCAGCTGATAAAACTATGTTAAACCTTTTTGCCGTCTGTAAGTGTAAGTTGATTCTGTTACTAGGTTCAACTTACAAAACCCTCACATACCCTTAGGCTGCTATTGCCATCTCTGGCGCTCTATTTGCGTTTGCATTTAGAATGTTTGACTGAATAACGTAGGTCAACACGAATACCTAAAAATAAGTTTTTAACGCCCGTCGATCCCTTTCGCCCCCGGAGTAAAACACACATTTATATATGTGCTTTATGGTGGAGGCGTTGGCCTTCGAAAGCCAAGTCCGGTACATCAATCACCTATTCGTGATTAAACTATAAGACAGTATTATTTCCTATAGTATTCCATTCTACGACCTTTATACCAACCGTTTGGTATCTCGCCGCTCGTGTATTTATTTTCTTTTGTTGTTGGATTATAGATCCAAAAATTTCCATAAACTCCAGACTTTCTCTTTAGCCTATCTCTTGCTTCTGTAATCCTTATCCATCCTTCTTGTATATTATATACGGAAAAAACTCGTTTGTCAAGATTGAATCTCGAAGTATCTGTAAGATTTTCTGGAACACACCAGCATTTGTCTTTCATACTATTATTTTCTTTTTGATATTTAGAAACTTTTTTGTATGATTCCTTATAGACATCAGGGTTGTCTCTAATCTTCCTTTCTTTAGATTCGTTAGCTTTTTTACTAAGATTTACAACTTCAGGGTCGCCCTTCTTAAATGAAGTTGATCGAAGTCCACCTCCTTTTTTAGCACCTTTTAATCTTGCTGCTTGGGCAGCAGGCGCCTTATTCCAAGTACTCCATCCTCCGTCGCCTTCTTCTATTTTAAGATTAGCCCATTCGTTAGATTCGACAATATTAAAACGGTTGCTGTATTCTATGCCCTTTTCTTTAATAACATCTTTACTGTCTGTTATTATTAATATTTCTGTAGAGATATCAGCACCGTGTTTTTTAAGATGATTTGTCCATCGTGTACCACTGCCTTTATAAGTATATGGGTCAGCAGATGTCTGACCTAGGTATTTTAATCCTGTTTGATTGTGTGTTTTTACATATAAATAATATGTCATTGCTGGAAATCTCCTTTAGTATTTTTAGAGTAGTTGGGACTGCCATCCGCGAACTACATTATTATTTATCTAAAAGAGTTATTTTTGCCCGGTACCGCCCCCAGGTCCAGAATGTGTCCACGTTGTTTCAACGTTTACAAGTTTATTTATACACTCTTTTTATGATTTGTCAACTATTTCGATCTGCTCTGGTGTTTCCGCGATCTAGATACCACGGATCTAAATTCAACTGTCGAGCAACTTCTGCCGCTTGTTCTACACTGTTACAGCTGGTGACCATATCACCTTTGCGGCCTCCTATGCGGATTCGCCACAGTGTCTTGCCCAGTGTGGTAACTTCTTCATATACTCGAAAGTCTGTTCGTGTTTTGGTAACCATTGTATTTTCCTACTCTATGGTTGGTTGATATTATTCAAATCGTTCTACTACGCTGATAGAATGTTTACAACGACCGTGAAATTGAAATCCAGTACAGTCGCAGGTAAAACCTTGTTCAGTAAGGGCAACTGTGTAGAAACTGTCCTTTTTGCTGCCAGCAACACTCCATTCAGTGCCTAGCAACAGATTGCCTTTGAAGTTCCAGTCTGTGGGTTTCAAGTAGCGTTTGGAGTATTTCTTAGACACAGTTGCCCTCGCTTGCTTCGTTCACATCGTGCTATCAATATAACAGATGTTTAGAATTTGTCAAGCAATTATTTGTGTTTTTTGTTCCATGCTGCTTCAAAGCCTTCTAAATGAATCTGCGCTTCGTGGTTTCCCCAGACACGATTGAAGTAACTGTTTTCCATTTTGCGTATTTCTTGTTCTGGCCAGCTGTCAGGTACAAGATGTCCCTTTACCATCCAGAACAGTTGATTGGCCCATTTGCGCTCGTTTTGTGTCATACAGTATTTACAACACAACTGTTTTATTGCGCTAACATTACATTTCGTTCTTGCGTTCTTGGATTTCTTTGCGGCGATCTTTTGTAAGTTTGTGTAGATCTCCCAGTGCCTTGCGGGCTCTGGAAGCTGCGGCCTTGACACCCTTTTCTTCAAAAGACTGTGCTTCTTTTAGATAGTTGTTGAAAGCGAAAATGATCTCATCGTGTGTGTTTGTTGTCATGCTGGTTCTCCTGTGATGTGTTCGTAGATTTCTTTCCAGTTCAAGCACTTGACCATGCCGTCCAGTACAGGTTCATTCATGTTAAATCCATGCTCAACCAGTATAGGCTTCAAGCCAAACTTCAAACCAGCAACTGCGTTTTCATACTTGTCTTCGATCCAATAGCGTCCTGTGCCTTGATACAGTTCCAATGCTTCATCCTTGTCAGCACCAGTGTCCAAACACATCAGGTGAGTAAATGCTGTGGGTCCGAACAGTTTCTCTAAATTCATTTTACGCAGTTTGTAAGCACTGTCATCAAGGCTAAGACTGGTAATACAATGAAACACATAACCATGTTCTTCATGCAGTCGCTTTACATAATACATAGCATCACGCAGTGCAGGTAGAAAGCCAATCGCAGCACTCTCGTTGAAGATTTTTACTTTGGTCTTTGCTTCTGACTTGGAGATATCAAACCGTTCTGATAGATCATAGTAGTGATTACCGTTTAGAATTTGATTGTAACCGTGCTGTTCCATCCATGTGCAGAACGCATACTCCCAGTTGAAAAGTACGCCATCCGCGTCTGTCAAGATTACTTTGTCGTTTGTCATATTGAGCCTTTCTAATGCCTTATTGTGTTACTATAATAACATAGACATTAGAGTTTGTCAACCTCTACCTACCTGCTGAAGTGCAGTCACTGCCCATGGAAACTGTGGCAGGCTGGTTCTACTGCCGTTTGGTCCCCATGCTCTAGCACCTTCAACATCTATATGAGTAAAGGTGTTGTACAGTCCTATACCGCCTATACCCTGTCGCACAGCCTCTTGTATGAACTGCGATCGCTGTGCTTGTGTAAAACTGCTTTGTACAATATCTAAAGCGTTGCCTCTTATGTGAGCACTGCTTTTAACGCCGCCTACTCTTTGGTTGTATTCCGGGCTACGATAGGCGCTGGTCACAGTGAGTTGAATGTTCATAGCCTGCGCAACTGCTATTGCTTTTTCTGCAAGTTGTGAATTGACTCTACTGTCTGTATGGGGAAGGAATACTAGCCATTCGCCGCCTTCTGCAGGCGGCCCTGCGCCTGGACCTTCTTGTGGTTCTCCGCCAGCCGCTGCTTGACCTGAGGGCAATGCGCCTGACTCACCTGTGACAGGACTTATTCCGCCTATACCGCCATCACCATATTCAAATGGGTCATTTCTCGTAGACGAGCCGCCCGCGGCTGCTTCATCTGCTGCGCCTTGAATTACCGCAGCGGCTTGTTCGTCGCTGACAAAAGGCATAGGAGCACCTACAAAGATATTACCTGCTATGCTTTGAACATTGGCAACATCTCCGGCCCAGACAGTGGATTGGTTTTGAACAATTGTTTTGGCACCGCATATTCTTAAATCGTTGTTTCTATGAACTGGATTTCCATAAACAAATACAGATGCTGAACCTTCTGCTGAAGCAGGATTACAATGCGGGGCTGCTGGACACAGTGCATCAGGAAAAGCAGGATCGCTGTATTCGATTACATTATTACCTTCAATGTATACTGTACGAGGGTTTTGTGGAATTAAGGCGCCGCCAGCATGTGTGTTAGGATCGTTTTTAACTGCCCATAACTCTTCAGACATTTAATCTACCGAGGGTTCCGCAGGACCTGCAGACGGAACACTAAAAGTAACAGCAATAGTATCAAAGGAACTTACCTCAAAGTCATCTTGGCTACCTCCAGTCACGTTACTAATTGAGGAGACAGTTCCAGGAGGTGTTGTAGGAACAGTTCTGATTGCAGGAGTAAGTTCTCGTTGAATTGCTTCTTTGGTTAAATTGGTGCGTGTTCCGTTGGGTGCTACTTCAATTTTTTCTGTACCAAATTGTATTGTTACAACACGGGGCGTCCCGTCGGCGGCGGGGCGGATTTCTGCTGTTTTTAAATTTATCTCATCTTGCAGTCCTTGTTTAGAATAGTTTGTACCCATTCTATGCGAAGACACAATTTCTCCTGTCTCAGTGTCTCTAACAGTAAGTACTAGACTATACATATCATTACCAGTTGCTGGATGCGATTTTGTAGACCGCGATGATGTTAGAAACTCAAGCGCCATTAATAAAATCCTAAATATGTAGTAGGCAAAACGTTAACAAAAAGTTTAAAAGACCTTTCGTTTACTCTAAATGCTTTTGGCATTGACGCTCCTTAGACTAATATTCCTGTTGTGCTGCTAACATACTGTTTTGCCATTTCTGAATCAGTCTTGGCAACAAAAAGTGTAGCACTTTTATTTATACTGATTTTAGCGTCAGGATTTACAGTGAACGCTAGGGGTCCTAGACCAATGCCTTGAGCTGTGGCCATAATAGCCATTGGCTTTTGAACTGTGATGGATGCTGTAGATTCTTCTACCATTCGTGCTACAATTTCTTCGCCTGCTGTGGTTTTGATAGTGACTGTGTCGCCTGCTCTGTATGGTGTTTCGATAATCATAATGTGTGTCCTGTTCCTGTATAACCTGTTTCTTCGATATATTTTGCTAGTTCTGTATAGCCGCCCACTTTGAACCCGTTTACCACAATCTGAGGTACTGTCTTGGCTAGGGGGAATGTTTCTAAAAGCTGTTCACGTGTGTAATCCACATCCAGTGTTTTGTATTCGTAGACATAGCCCCGTGAGTCACATAGTTCTTTGGCTGCTTTACAATAGCCGCAGCCTGGCTTTCCGTATATTAGTATCATAGACTGAATCTTTTTTGAATTATTTCTAATTTCCAGCCCGTTGTTTTTCCTTTTTTAGGAATAGGCCAGTTTTTTTGTATTTGCATTTTTAGTGTACTCCAACTTAGATTGTTTTTCTTACAAAATTCTACTGCTTCGCCGCCGCATAAAATATGTTCAACGCTTTGAGGTGATGTTAATTTATATGTGTAACTGTTTTTGTTACCTTTGCCAACTCGTAATTTTGCCTTGGCTCCTATTAAGTCCTTTGTACTTTGCTTCTGTGTTTTGCCGTACATAGGGTTTCCAGAACCAGTATTTAATTTACTAAACTTCTTGCGTGTTTCGTCGCTGTGACGTTTAGGCCCATAGCCTCCACGTTCTTTCTGCAGGCGCGATCGCAATTCTCGTTGTTGCTGTGCTTTTTCAATACCATAAATTTCTTCGTATGTTTTGCCTCTGTGATTAGGAGGACGTGCATCTATACAGATATTAGATAATATTCCGTCTTTTTCATATCCCTTTCTGTCATAACGCTTAATCAACTCTGATTCTATATTATACGCTAAATCTTCATCAATGATATTTTCAGCAATATACTCAATTAATGGTTCATTACCAGATGCACGTATGCTAGCAATCTTATTTTCTTTATAAACATTCCTAGTTTCAGGAACGTCCCATAAGTGTGTTTTGGCTCGTCTACCTTTGCCTTTTCCGATATAAAAGGGTTGACTGTTTCTTGGGTCTACTAATTGATATACATAATACACGCTATTTTTCTCCTGCTGTATATATTTAGCAAGAGACTGAGAATAACAGTTAGGTATTGAATAATCCTCGGTTTGATTAGAACTAGCAGCAAAGATAATGTGTTCTCTGTGATCTTTATATGGGGTTATGTCTACTAGTTTGTCGTCTTTCCATATACTGTGCCGTATGGCTTGTATAACGCCAAACCCTTTTAAAAAATAATAGCCAATTACTTTCTTTCCGCCATAGATAGTGGTATGTGTTTTAACATTATTATGACAGTTGTTGTAATCGTATGCCGAGTGTGCGTTAACAACTACAGCGCCAATCCAGTTGCAATCAAGAGACTTTGCCATAGAACGCATGTCATCTTCAACTGCAACTGGATTGTTCCACATTAGAGGCTGAATCCTTTGAATGTGTCACTGCTAACGTCCTGTTTAGTGCCGCCAGAAACGTAAGAACTTATCTGTGTTTGCTGAGGTGCCACTTGTACTTCGCTTCCGCTAATCCATTTCTGTGTCCAAGGCAGCGGATTGTTCTTGATAGTGTAGGGGCTTTTAAGATTTACATTGGTCATGCGTCGTGTACAGATCCATTCAATGTATTCACTCAACAGTTGTGTGTTTAGGCCGATCATGCTTCCGTCTTTGAACAAATATTCTGCCCAAGCTTTTTCTTGATCTACTGCGTCGATAAACATTTGAACGCAGGCTGCTTCTGTTTCAGATGCAATCTTTTCAAAGTCTGGATCATCCTTCTTCAGTATCTTGAGCAGCATCTGAGTTGAAGCTAGGTGCAGGTTCTCATCACGAGCAATCAACTTGATGATCTTAGCATTGCCTTCCATCTTCTTAAGTTCAGCAAACGCCCAACTACATGCAAAGCTTACATAGAAGCGAACACCTTCGAGAATGTTCACACTCATCAATGCTAGCCACAACAGTTTCTTTAATTCATAAAGATCAACCACCACAGTGTTACCGTTCACAGTGTGTACGCCTTCACCTAGTAGATTGTAGTAACTGGCCAGTTCAATTAGGTCGTCGTAGTACTTTGAAATGTCTCCTGCACAGTCTACAATTTCTGTAATGTTCATCATCTCGTCAAAGATCTTGCTGGGGTTGGAATAGATGTTGCGGATGATGTGTGTATAGCTTCTGCTGTGGATGGTCTCAGAGAACGTCCAAGTGATGATCCAGTTCTCTAGTTCAGGTAGGCTTACAATAGTACCAAAGCTTTCTGCTGGTGCTCGACCCTGTACTGAGTCCAACAGTATTTGACGCTTGAGGTTTGAAGTAAAGATATGTCGCTCATGGTCTGTGAGAGCCTTAAAGTCTTTGGCATCTTGATAGATGTCTATTTCCTCAGGACGCCAAAAGAATCCCAACTGCTTGTCTGTTAGTTGATCAAACTGTTTGTACTTCAGTGTATCATAACGCTGAATTGTTGGGCCACCACTTGGATCAAGGAACGCCTTTACTGTAGTATGGTCTACTGTGTTGGTGGTGTCAAATACACTGCTCATTATAATAATCCTTTGATTTTAATTGTTAATTTTAACACACTGCTCACAGTGTGTCAA